TTTAAAAACTAAAACAACAATAGAACTAACACCAGAAGAGGTGCATGACTGGATTACAAAAGTTAATCAGCTTGATAGTATGTTAGATAATATTTCAGAAATGAAAGATTTATATTTATCTGATATACTTAATTTAGATGAACTCAAATGGAGAATGACTAGACTATTTAATTTAAACTGGGATAGAAATACACATAGATATTTAAAAGGAGATAAATAATGAAACTTAAACAAGTATTAAAAATACAAGAAGTATTAGGTAATAAAATACCTGTTGACATGTACTCTAATATGATGTATTATAGTGACAGTCGTGATGAATGGATTGACATCATGGATTTAGATGTAGTACATGCCATAAGAATATTAAGAAAGCATATAGGAACAGAAAGAGATTATGCTGAAGAAAGAACAGCTATGTATTACGATAATGATGGGACAAATATATGAGTAATCAACACAATGAAACAGAATTTGAAAAGATAATGCAAAAGGTAGAAGCAGAAGATAAACAAGGACTACTGGAACAAGAAATATTTACATATGAAACTAGACTAGGCTTACACGCTGATGATGATAGAGATGAAATATTATTTGAAATTGCAGAACAAAGAGCAAGGGAGTTAGGAATATGACTTTATATGGTAGAGTACAAGAGATAGCTGTAAGAGACTTTGAGTTCTTACGATTGATTTCAGATACAAGTTTAGATATGTTAGTTACTAAAGTAACTGAATATGTTAAAAACTTTGAAGGCGAAGATAGTAAAGAAGGTTTTATATATCAATGTCTTATGGAAGAGGTAGCTCATTTAATTAGTAAAGGATTATTACTAGAACAACAATGAATAAAAAACAATTAAAACAATTAAGAAAAAAAATAAAACCTATACAAGTTGAATGGTTGAGGGAGTTATTACCTGAAGACCAAGCAAACACTATTACTGTTGATAATGTTGAGGGATTATTACCTGACCAAACTCATATGTTTGGTGGAGGGCAACTACATCTGTCTTATATGACAGACAAATGGATAATGAAAAGATTAAAAAAATATCCACATATAAATACTTACAAACAATTAAAGGAGATAACAAATGATTAATGAATACGAAGTGCTTGTATTAAAAGATAATAAAAAAGAAGTCTTAAAAACTTATGCTGATTGTGTTGAGGAAGCTATTGATAATTTAGTTTTGATAGAGGGAATCAGTAGATTACATATGATTAGAGATGTAAACTCACAAGAAGTTTGGGATTTTGATGAAGATATTTCTGGGTTGAGGAAGTTAAGAAATCTACTACCACCAGATATTAGAATATCTTTTGGAGTTAAAAATGACACAGTACATTGATAAAGTAGAAAAAAGAAAAGAAGAATTAAAAGAAGAAGAACTTGACAAACAAGTAAAGTTTATTGAGGTTAGATATGAAAAAGGTAAATGGTCTCAAATGACTGTAGGTTATAATAGTGGCAGAGAGGTTACTGAATACAATGACAAGCGTAAAAAGGATAAAGTAGAATGGCAGTAAGAAACAAAGTAATACAAAGTATAGACCATGTTAAAAAGTCTACATCACAAGGCACGGGAGGGCGTTCTAGGACTATTAAAATATCAACTAAACATATGAACAAAAACAAAAAGCGTTCATATAAATCATACAGAGGGCAAGGAAGATGAATGGACTATGGTTAGTTATTTTATTTATGGTGGCATGTTGCTACGCTGTTGGTTTAATTATTTATGACAAGGAATTTAAAGATGATTAAGAATTTTTTTTATTGGGTATCAGAATGCTGGAATGTAATTATGAATGTAAAGTATAATCCACTAAGAAATATTAATGAGCCTTCAATACAAGCATACTTTATGTTAGTATTGTTTACAATGTGGTCAGCATTTTTTGGATTTATCGCTACATATTATTTAGGTTGGTATGGATATGATATTGTTACAAGCATTGTAGTTCATTTAACTGTATTGATTCCAGTTATATTTACCAATGCAGTCTTTAAAGATGCAGAAAGGAATGGCGATAAATGGTTTTTAATATTTAAAAGCAAAAGGAAAAATAAATGAAAGCAACAATGAGTAGGGAAGAGTACACACACTTTACAGAAAGTTTAGTAGTAATAAAAGAAAAAGCAAATATAAATATTGCTCATAGTGTAGAGTATCAAGGAGACAATTTTATAGTAACCATATTAGATAATGTTGACTTAGAACATTTAGATAATATTTTACTTGACAACGAGGGTTAGTTGTGATATATTCCTATATCAAATGAGTAACCGAACAAGCCCTCTATCTCCATGTATTAGTAGGTTTGGTTCTAACCACGACTCTGAGAGTAGTCGGCTCACAACTCTCCCAGTTTTTAACAACTTCAAACTTAATCATAGGAGGTAAATATGATAGTAGAAGGAACTGCGTATTGGGCATCTATTAAGACACCTAATACGACTTTTGAACCTGTATATACAGTCAACTTAGTTGTTGACCAAGCGACAGCAGATGACTTTGCTAGTCGTGGACATACAGTAAAGCAGATGGATGAAGGTCCAGCTTTAATTGTCAAGAGAAAAGTAAATGGTCCTAATGGTATGATTAGAAATGCACCAAGACTTCTTGACCAAAACAAGCAAGACATTAATCTAGCTGTTGGTAATGGCTCTAAGGTTAGAGTTCAATGTAGTGAATACGAATGGGAGTATGCTGGTAAGTCAGGTAAAAGTCTTGACCTACAAGGTGTACAAGTCGTTGAGCTTGTTGAATACAAAGCTGAAGACGGGTCAGAATTTTTTGATGATAACGAGGAGTTTTAATAATGATTATTACCATCAAGAATGATAGTGGCGAAACAGTTTATGATGTTTCAAAGATAGAGAATAGTGATTCCAGAATGAATGCTAATGTTAGCATAAACAAAATGGGAACATTAAATACTTTAGTTGAAGCACTAAACTTTGCTACACAAGGACATCAAGGTAATCTTGAAACATTATTAGCTGATTGTCCAGAAGCTGTGGTGGAAACACCAACAGAAAAAGAAACTTCAACAGAAGATGATTCTTTAAACGAGGTATCGTAATACAACGAGGTTAGCGTAAAAAAGGATAGCTATTAAAGTATAAATCCTGTTTGGCACAGTAGTCCATACATAGTATCGGCTTAGATGTCATATGAACAACGCCTCATTTTTTATAGGAGATAGAATGAATACACAATTTATTAAACACAAATTACCATGTCCTAAATGTGATAGTAGTGATGCTGTTTCATTAAATAGTAATGGTTCTGCAAAATGTTTTAGTTGTAATACATTTTTTCCAGACTATGACAATGCAGATAGTAATACAGTTGTACCAATGAAACAACCTGAAACATCATTTCTTAATTCATATACAGGAGTATACGGAGCTTTGACTGATAGAAATATATCAGAACAAACTGCTAGAAAGTTTGGTGTTAAGGTTGTTAGAGATAACAATGGTCAAGTTAAGCAACATATTTATCCATTTCATAATGGTAGTGAAATAGTTGCTACAAAAACTAGATATATTGACAATAAAAACTTTGCATGTAATGGTACATTCCAAGGCACAGGATTGTTTGGAGAGCAGTTGTATAAAAATAAAGGTGGTAAATATTTAACCATAACTGAAGGCGAGTGTGATGCTATGGCAGTCAATGAATTGTTTCAAGATAAGTGGTCAACTGTATCCATTAAACGAGGAGCATCCTCTGCTGTAAAAGATATTAGAGAAAGCATTGAGTTTGTTGAAAGTTTTGAGAATGTTGTTCTTTGTTTTGATAATGATAAGGCAGGTAGAGAAGCTGCAATACAAGTGGCTCGTATTCTTAAACCGGGCAAAGCTAAGATAGTAAACTTACCAAATGGATACAAGGATGCAAATGAAATGCTTGTCAAGAAAAAGTTCAAAGAGTTTACTAATGCTTGGTGGGAAGCTAAGACTTATACTCCATCTGGTATCATGGAGTTGTCCAGTAAGAAAAATGATTGGTTAAACAGAGAGGAGAAAGAAAGTATAGCTTATCCTTGGGAAGGTTTAAACAAGAAGCTGTATGGTATGCGTAAAGGAGAACTTGTAACTTTGACTGGTGGTACAGGACTTGGTAAGTCTAGTGTGACTAGAGAACTTGAACATCATCTTATAAAGAACACAAAAGATAATGTAGGTATCATAGCACTAGAAGAAAACTGGTTAAGAACTGCAGATGGTATTGTATCTATTGAAGCTAATGATAGAATATATTTATCAGAGAAACGAGCCAAGTACACAGATGAAGAGCTACAAACTTTGTTTGATAATGCAATACAAGAAGGTAGAGTTTACATCCATGCACACTTAGGAGCAACAGATATAGAAGAAATATTTTCTAAGTTAAGATATATTATTGTAGGTTGTCAATGTGATTGGGTAGTGGTTGACCATTTACATATGCTTGTAAATGTATTAACAGAAGGAGATGAACGAAGAGGTATTGATATGCTTATGAATAGATTGCGTAGTCTTGTAGAAGAGACTGGTGTAGGTATGATATTAGTATCTCATTTGCGTAGAGCTTCAGGAGACCGAGGACATGAGAAGGGTATACAAGTATCTTTATCACACTTAAAAGGTTCTCAAGGTATAGCACAGTTATCAGATTGTGTTATAGCTTTAGAAAGAAATCAACAGGCAGAGAATCCAGATGAAGCTAATATAACTAAAGTTAGAGTATTAAAATCAAGATATACAGGAGATACAGGTATGGCTTGTAGCTTAAAATATGATATTGATACTGGTAGATTACATGAAGTAACAGATGAGGAGACATTTACAAATGAAGCTGATTTTTGATATAGAAACTGATGACCTAAATGCTACAAAAGTATGGTGTTTAGTTGCTAAAGAAGTTAATGGAGAGTCATTTAGATTTGGTCCAGATAAAATAGAAGAAGGTTTAGACTTATTAAAAAGTGCAGAATTATTAATAGGACATAACATAATAGGTTTTGATTTGCCAGTTTTAAAAAGACTGTATGACTTTAATCATTCAGGTAAAATTATTGACACTTTAGTTATGTCAAGACTTTATAATCCAGTCAGAGAGAATGGTCATAGTCTTAAAACTTGGGGATATAGACTAGGTGTATATAAACAGGAGCAACCCGAGTTTCAAAATTATAGTCCTAAAATGTTAAATTATTGTGAGCAAGATGTAATATTAAATGAAGCAGTGTATAAACATTTAGTAAATGAAGGAATGGGATTTAGTAAACAATCATTTGAAATAGAACAAATGACTGCATCAATTATGAATGAGCAAGAACAGACAGGATTTTATTTTGATACTAAACAAGCTATGACTTTACTATCAAAGTTAAAACAGAAGATGTCAAATGTAGAGGATGAAGTTCAACAAACATTTAAACCTAAATGGATAGATGATAAACAAGTTTTACCATACATTAAAAAGAATGGAGAACTAAGTAAGCGAGGACTTACTGATGAAGAGTATGAAAGTATTTTAATATCAGGTAATCATGGACCATTCATTCGTAAAAAATTAGTTGAGTTTAATTTAGGTAGTCGTAAACAAATAGGAGAGTATCTTATAGACTTTGGTTGGCAACCTGAAAGATTTACTCCTACTGGTCAACCTATAGTAGATGAAGGTACACTTAAAAAGATTACTCATATAAAAGAAGCTAAACTTATTGCTGACTACTTGTTATATCAGAAAAGAATAGCACAAGTATCATCATGGATTGATGAACTAAAAGAGGATAGAGTCCATGGTAGAGTTATACCTAATGGAACTATTACGGGTAGAATGACCCATAGAAACCCTAACATGGCTCAAGTTCCAAACTTAGGTAGTCCTTATGGTAAAGAGTGTCGTGCTTGTTGGACTGTGCCAGAAGGATATAAACTTGTAGGTATAGATGCAAGTGGATTAGAGTTAAGAATGTTAGCACACTATATGAATGATGCTGATTACATCGAAGAAGTTATCAATGGGGATATACATTCTACTAATCAAGAACTAGCTGGTCTTAAAACTCGTGACCAAGCTAAAACATTTATCTATGCTTTAGTATATGGAGCTGGGGATGCAAAGATAGGTAAGATAATAAATGGAGATATAAAGAAAGGTAAACAATTAAAAGAAAGATTTTATCGTAACTTACCTGCCTTGAAAAAGTTAAGAGATAGAGTTCAACAAGCTTCTAATCGTGGTTATCTAAAAGGTATAGATGGTAGAAAAATTTATGTTAGAAGTCAACATTCAGCACTAAATACATTATTACAGGGTAGTGGTGCTATTGTAATGAAACAAGCAATGATAAACTTATATTTATCTATGCGATTAAATAGTATAGATGCTAACTTTGTAGCTAATATACATGATGAGTGGCAACTACAAGTCAAAGAATCTCAAGCAGATTATATTGGCAGACTAGGTGTTGAGTCAATAGAAAAAGTAACAGAACAGTTTAATATGCGATGCGATTTAACTGGACAATATAAAATAGGAGGTAATTGGAGTGAAACCCACTAAAGAAGATAGAAAAAAGTTTGACCTAGATTTAGAGTATGGTCAGATAAGAGAAGATAAAATAGCAGACATGTTCAATAATAAAAAGATAGAAGTTAAATCCGAGAGAGGTATGTGGATGAAAACAGGTAACATTTGTATTGAGTATGAGTCTTATGGTAAACCTTCTGGTATTATTACAACTGAAGCAGACTTTTGGTTTCACAATCTTTGTATTGATGATGACATATTTTGTACCTTTATATTTGATGTACCAAAACTAAAACAACTTATAGAAAAATTAGATTTTAAAAAGTCTGTTAGTGGTGGAGACCATAAAGCGAGTAGAATGTGGTTAGTAAATATACAAAAATTATTTACATCAGATGTCTTTAAAACATTTAAGGACTTAAAAAATGACTAAAGGTATTGACAAAACTAAATTAGACAACTATAATAAGTTTACATCCGAATCAGGACATTGGTATTCTCTTGAAGGAGAACCTATGTATACTATCATAGGAGCTAATGGTAAAGAAAGAAATACAACTTTAAGAGATGCTAAAAGTTTAGGACTTGTTCCTTCTGTTACTACAATTATAGGCATGGTTGCTAAACCTGCTTTAGAAAATTGGAAGATAACTCAAGCAATAAAATCTGCAGCAACACTTGACATAGGAGATGAAGAGTCTATGGATTCTTTTGTGTACAGATGTAAAGCTGATGCAAAACAGATTGGTTTAAAAGCTGCAACAGAAGGTACTAAGATACATGCTCAAATAGAGAAAGGATTTCTTGGTAAAGGTAAATCTAAACCTTACAAGATTATTCAATCATGGTTGGATGAAAACTTTCCTAATGAAGATTGGATAGCAGAAGATTCTTTTTGTGCTAATCAAGGTTATGGTGGTAAGATAGACTTGTATTCTAAGTCAGGGATATTTGTGGATTTTAAAACTAAAGATAATCTTGAAGGTAAAGACCCTGCTAAGTTAGTATATGATGAACATGGTATGCAACTATCTGCTTACGCACAAGGTTGTAACATAGATGACCCTACCAGAGTATCTATTTTTGTTGACAGAGCTAATACAAGTATAGTATTATGTCACATATGGGAAAAAGAATCACATGAAAAACATAAAGAAATGTTTAATAGTATATTAAAATACTGGCAGTTAGTAAAAAATTATGAGTGGCAAATATGAAAAAAAGAATAAATTATAAATTTAAAGAAGATAAAATTCTTAATATAATTAAATCTTACATTGATGAAACTTATACTCAACATTATTCAAATGGTAAATATCAAGCTACTGATATGATAATTGATTCCGGACATGGAGAGGGCTTTACTGTAGGTAACATTATGAAATATGCTATGAGATATGGTAAAAAAGATAACAAAAAAGCAGAGCTGTATAAGATAATACACTATGCAATTATTGCTTTATATTTAGAGGACATCAATGGTAGAAGATAAAATAGGAACTAAAAATTATTTAGGAATTATCATAGACTATGACAAAGAAAAAAACTTTGATAAGTTTAGTTTAGATACACTCAAAGATAGATATTTTTGGGATAACGAAACACACGCACAAGAAGCTTTTGCCAGAGCTGCAGTTTTTGGTGCGACATTTAAAGGAGAAACAGATTATGCATTGGCTCAAAGACTTTATAACTACAGTTCCGACTGTTGGTTCATGTTTAGCACTCCTATTCTTAGTAACGGGGGAACAACTCGTGGGTTACCTATCTCTTGCTTTCTTAATTATGTACCTGACAGCAGGAATGGCTTATCTGCTCACTACGATGAAAATATATGGTTGGCTAGTTCGGGTGGAGGTATCGGTGGATTCTGGGGAGATGTTAGGAGCAATGGGATACCTACTACTCATGGCAGTCGTTCAACTGGTTCGATTCCATTTATGCATGTAGTAGACTCACAAATGTTAGCCTTTAATCAAGGCACAACTAGAAGAGGTTCTTATGCTGCTTACATGAATGTTAATCATCCTGAGATAGAAGAGTTTATAAACATGAGAAAAGAATCAGGAGGAGATATAAATAGAAAGTGTTTAAATCTACACAATGGAATTAATATTACAAATGCATTTTTAGATGCTGTAAAAAATGATGAAGACTGGAGATTGATTGACCCTAAAACTAATGAAGCAGTTAAGACTATAAACTCTAGAGATTTATGGTTTCAAATAATAAATGCTCGTGCTGAAACAGGAGAACCTTATATGATTAATATTGATACCTGTAATGATGCATTACCAAAACAACAAAAAGATTTAGGTTTAGAGATTAAACAAAGTAATTTATGTTCAGAGATAACACTTCCAACTAATGAAGAAAGAACTGCAGTATGTTGTTTGTCCTCTGTTAACTTAGAACACTTTGAAACATGGGTAAGTGATAATTATTTTATAGAAGATTTAATAAGAATGTTAGATAATATAATAGAACATTATATTGAAAACGCAGTAGACACAGCACAGTTAGGAGGTTATAGTGCAAATTTTAATAGGTTTAGTAAATATATTAAAGAAGGTAAAGAAGGCTATACTAAATCTGCCTATTCGGCATATAGAGAGAGAAGTCTCGGTTTGGGTGCAATGGGTTTTCATGCATATCTACAATCTAGGAACATACCTTTTGAACATCTTTTCGCAACCAGTTTTAACCACAATGCTTTCAAACATATTAAATCCAAAGCTTTACAAGCAACTAAAAGATTGGCTAGTGAAAGGGGCGAAGCTCCTGACATACATGGTTCAGGTAATCGAAATGCTAATCTATTGGCTGTTGCTCCTAACGCTTCCTCTGGTATTATATGTAGTGGTACTTCTCCTAGTATCGAGCCTTATAGAGCTAATTGTTATACTCATAAAACTTTATCAGGCACTTATCAAGTTAAAAATAAATACTTAGAAAAACTTTTAAAATCAAAAGGATTAAAGTTAAAAGAGTTAGAAAATCTTTGGAAAGATATTGCAGGTAATGATGGTTCAGTACAACATTTAGATGTTCTTACTGATGATGAAAAAGAAATATTTAAAACTGCAAACGAAATAAATCAAATATGGGTTGTAGAACATGCGTATCAAAGACAACAATATATATGTCAAGCACAATCCGTAAACTTATTCTTTACTTTACCAAAAGCTACAGAGGGTCAAGATATACATGATGAATATATGCAGTATGTAAATGATGTGCATTGGTATGGTATGAATAAACTTAAATCACTCTACTATTTTAGGTCTAACGCAGCTAGAAGTGTAGAAAATGTAAACATTAAAGTTCCAAGAATCAAGTTAGATGATGTGGAATGTATAGCCTGTGAGGGGTAATATGAAAGTAGAAATATTATATGATGCTTTGTATGATAAATATAAAGCGAAACAAACAGAAGCTTTATGTAATCTTCAAATGTATTTTATAGAAGGTGTAGGTGTAGCAGACCATCCTGATACAGTAAAAACTGTAGCTAAATTATTTGAAGAGTATGCAGAAGCAACAGAACATTTAAAAT